TATTTATGTAGATGCGTATGGACAATTAACCTCGCAGCGTTACGGCGATTTAGGCGAATATAATAGAGGGTTTAACCCGTTATATATTTTAACTTCGCCGGCAAAAGTCCGCTGGATAAATGAATGGTTCGATCTTCACAACCATTTTCCGGAAATAAACAATTTAATATATAACGAAGGCGAATTTTTTATAAAAGAGTTTAACGATAAATGTGTTGTAATTAGCTCGACTTACCATAATGCCGAAAACCTACCGAAAGACTATATTAATACGATAAAAAATAACAATAGCATAGAAGGCGCTAAAAAGCTAATTTTTGCAAATCCTTTCGTTAAAGCGGGGGGTGAATTTTACAGCAGCTTTGACCGGTTAAAACACGTAGGCACGGTGGATTTCGACGAAAACCTACCGATACATATAAGTTTCGACCAAAATGTTGTGCCGTATATAACTGCTACGCTATACCAAGTTACAGATTTGCCCAGCGGCAAAAAGCTGTTTGGGCAATTCGACGAATTTTGTTTAGAAAATCCGCAGAATAAAACCGAGCGGCTTTGTTACGAAATAATTCGTAAATATGGCAGTCGTATTAAAGGGCTATTTTATTACGGCGATCCGTCAGGGCGGCACGGCGATACGCGGGGTTTAGAACACGACTACAAAATAGTTAAAAGGGTTTTTAGAAAATACCTGAACAATAATAGCGAACGCGTACCGTATAAACATCCTTCCGTAATTAATCGTAAGGACTTTATAAACAACGCTTTAGAAGGCGTTTACGATATACAAGTACTTATAGATAACCGCTGCCGCAGGTCGGTAGAAGATTTCGAGTTTCTGAAAGAGGACATTAACGGGAAAAAGAAAAAAGAGCGGGTAACCAATAAAGACAACGGAACTACCTACGAGCCGTACGGGCACACGTCGGATAGTTTCGACTATATATTTTGCGAAGTATTTAAGCCTTTATTTACCCGGCATTTTAAAAGTATTTTAATTATATTTGCGCTATGGATAGGGAACAATTAATAAACCGCCTTTTTCAGGTCGTCGCATTTGACCTGCGACATAAGCACTACGCGTATACGGTAGATAAAGCGACTTTGTACACGCAATTAGTTGCGGGCAAAGACATAGCCAAACTACTAAAACAGTTTGTACGCCGGGAAGATACGGCCGAATTTGCGCAGCGCGTTAACCTAACGCAGCACATTACGGTCGGAGTTTGTAAAAATCTGTTGGACATTTTCTTTAAAATTCCGAGGTCTAATGCCGCACGAAAAACGTTAACCTATACCGGCGAAAATGCGGAAAACTTAAAACGCGAATTAGTAGACGTTTTAGGGAATTTTTGGGGTGACGCCTCGTACGATGCTTATATATATGCCCGCTATATAGAGCTAAACGCCACAGACCCAAACAGTTTTGTGGTATTCGAGTGGCAGGCATTTGACAATACGGTAGAACTTTTACAGCCTTATCCTTTCGAGGTTTCCAGCCGTGCGGCGGTTGATTATACCTACGAAAACAATACGCTACAGTATTTAATTGTCGAACAATCGCATTTATACGCCACGGATAATATGATGGCGGATAATATTCCGGTTTTGCGTCGCCCCACTGACGGTAAAACGGAAGGGAAAAAATACACGGCATACGGAAAAAATGAAACTTTCCAGCTGCTACAAATCGACGAAAACGACGTATCTAACGCGCTGCCGGTGGACGGTGGCGTAATAAAAACGGTTTATAAAGGCGCGATAATAAACGCTGTAAAGCTTAACGGCAAAGTGTTTCAGTTTCTCGAATCGGCGGCGCCGCACAATTTAGGCCACGTTCCGGCTTTTCGCGTGGGCTACTGCCGGGATTTGGCTACGAACGGCGAAACTATGGTTAGCATGTTATATGCTGTTGAAGCGCATCTATTAAAAACAATAAAAGCGAATAGCGAATTTGATTTAGTCGCAGCGCTTTTAGCGTTCCCCCAGGTCGTAAAAATGAGTGAAAAGTGTGACGACGAAAGCTGCTATAAAGGTAGACATTCGACGGATGGGAGCCTTTGCGGTACATGTTTAGGCACAGGGTTTAAAAAGACGGCATTTAGCGCTCAGGATGCAATTGTTTTAGAACTGCCGGAAAACCGGGAAAATGCGATAAAAATAACCGATGTTATTACGTACGTTTATCCCCCGGTGGAGATCGTAAAATGGCAGGAGGAATATATAGAGCGACTTACGCAAAAGTGTAAGCAAATTATGTTTAATTCGGATGTTTTTTCCCGGCAGGAAATAGCCGACACGGCGACGGGCAAAAACTTAGATATGCAAAACGTATACGATACTTTATACCCATTTTCGGAAGCAATAGCATATACCTGGGTATTTGGTGTTACGACAATTGCGAAATTAATAGATCGCGCGGATAATTTAGTGGTAGGGTTTAAATTCGACAAAGATTTAAAATTAAAGTCTTTGGAAGATTTAATGTTCGATTTGTCGGTAGCGGTTAACCTAAATAACCCCACGTTAACTGCGCATTTTAACGACGACGTTGCGGGTATTATATACCACGACAGGCCAATAGAATTACTACGTTACCAAACGCAACAATTATATAACCCATTTTCCGGGAAAACGCAATCGGAAATATTGTTGCTAATGGCGTCGGCATTCGTGCAAAATACCGATAAAATTTTGTACGCTAATTACGGCAGTATTTTCGACTTGTTGGAATTAGATTACGCGGGAAAACAGCAAAATTTTTACCTGCTACCGCGTGATAAGCAAAGACAAGCGCTTTACGCAAAAGTGGCGGAAATAAAGGCGGAAATAGACGCCGAAACGCCCGAGCCGGTGTTAGCATTAGAGTAATTTTTTAACTTTTTAAATACATACCGATGGGAATTTCTGAGCAAATTACCGAGATGATTATCGCAAAAACGGACTTCACTAACGACGAAGCCGAACTCGCAACGGAGAACGTGATTAACGCCTCAGCCCGGCTTACGCGGGCGGGTATCGCGTTTGAAACGTCGGCAGACGCTAACGAAGACACCGACGCAGACGCGCTAACGGCGGTGGGAAACGCCATTGTGCAATTTGCCGCCAACACGACAAAGCCTGAAATGTCTAAAGAAGACAGGCAAAAAATGGTGGAGCTATTCGGGGGTTTTTTTACGTCGAATATTCCCGGCTTGACCGAAGCGGGCGTAGAATTGTTCGCCGCTACGGTTGAAATCGACGGCGCAATTGACGCGCTAAACGCACTGCAAAACGAAGTATAAAAGGTAGCCCGGCAATTTACGCCTGAATTGCCGGGCAAACTGTATTTTTATGCCGACAGCGATAGAAATATTTAAGGAAAAACTTAACTTAATTGCGGAGAGCGAAACGCAATTAAGTGCTAATGTATTGGCGCACCAGTTAAAAATATATTCGTTAATACTGGATGAATTTTACCCGCTTTTCGACCTTAAAGACGGGGTTATAATTAGCAGCTATAAAAACGACACGCTATTAAATAGTATAGACGAATTATTCGATAAATTAGGCAACGCCCTAAACCGGGATATATTAACACCGGTAATAAACAATATTTTAAACACCGCTAAATTAAGCGGTGAATACTACAAAGAATTAGGTTTTACGAATAACGTAGTAAATACAATATTAAATGATAAGGTAGCATTAACGCGAAAATTGGGTTTTACGGTGGGCGGAAACCTTAATAAAAACGGGTACTTGTACCAGTTAGGCAAAACCGCGCAGGTGCGGCAGCAGTTAAAAGATTACGTGCTTTCGAGTTTAACGGGGGACGTTCCGTTTTTGCAATTTCAGCAGGGGTTTAAAAATTTAATTGTCGGCAACAAAAACGTTTCCGGTGCGATGGCTAAATATTTCGACCAATATGCTGTAGATTCTTTTGCGCAAATTGACAGTTTTGTTAATAAGCAAATTGCGCACGAACTTAATTTAAGCCATTTTATTTTTGAGGGTTCGATAATTAAAACCACGCGAGCTTTTTGCCGAAAAAGAGCGGGGAAAGCGTATAAAGTATCGGATACCGTAACCTGGAAAGACGACTCAACATTGCCCGACCAAAAAACCAAAGCGCGCTATAATCCCCTGATAGACAGGGGGCGTTACCGATGCAGGCATGGAATAAGGTACATTACAAAAGCACTTTACGACGAATTTATTAAAAAACAAATCTTATGAATGGCAAGCAAGCACAAGTTTTAAAACCTATACCGGATTTGTACAAAAAAAGCGCTTTGTCGCTTCTAATGTTCGGATTTGTCGTAGGTGCCCGCGAGGCGGTGCCGAATTTAACGGTAAAAGCTGCGATTTTTATGTTTATGGATCGATTTGAATTAACGCACGACAATTATAATTACCAATCTGCTTTAGCGGATTTTACGCGTATGCAACAATCTTTTATTAACTTAAATTAAATTACAATGGCAAAATCCACGGAATCGCCTTACGTTCACGTCACGGAGCTGGGGTCAGGGCGCCAGCGCCGCTTCACTAAATTTATTTGGGACGGCATGAAACCCGCAACGCGGGAACAGTACCAAAACGCGGGAAACGCGGTAAATGTGAAAGATGATGTTGAGTATCAGAAGCTTGTTAAACGCGCAAGGGGGCTGGAAAAAGATAAGAAGGTTACCGCTGCGCAGGCGCTTTGGGCAAAAGCGAAAGCGCTGAAACCTGCAAAAGGGATAGACGCTGCGGTGGTAGAAGCCGATAAGGCGTATACCGAAAACGATTTTGTAGGCGCCTTGGAACTGTACGAAGCGGCGGAAGACCAGTTAAATGAACACGTAATAAACCGAATTGCAGAACTCAGTAAAAACGTAAAAAAATGATTGTGAAAAACAGAGCGACCGGCGAATATTACCCGATTTCGGCGGCAACGTGGGCGAAGTTGCAAAGCGACGGCACGGCGCGACGGTACACGGTAGTAGAAGCCGATACGGCGCCGCAAATGGCGGTAATGACGCAGGTGGCAGAATACGAAATTGCGGTAAAGCAAGGGACGCAGCTACAAAAAGTGGGCGATTTAGACGGCGCATGGCATCTTTTTCAGAAAGCTTACGCGCTAAAACAATCCGCTTCGCTAAAAAAACGTATGGACGAATTGGACGCAGAACTTAACGGGGTACGAGAAGAAAACGCACTTAACTCGGTGCGAGAAGAAAACGCACTGTAATTTTTTAATTAACTGAATAACGTAATACCTTTATGGACTTAATTAAAATGCTTTTAGACTTTACGCAAACTGCGTACGGTTTAACGGAGGAAGCAGCGGCAGAACTGCTTACAAAAAAATCTGAGGCCGGCGAACGGGAGCTAAAACCCGACGCTTTTGAAATGCTTTTGGAGCAAGACAAATCGCGTGTTAACGCGTTAAAAAAGGCGGTAGACACTACTACAATTTTTAACGAGGCGCACGCTAAAGCGACAAAAGAGGAGCGGAGAAAAATGGAAAACGCGTTAGTAGCTAAATTCGGTATTACCGGGGAAAAACTAACGTTCGACCAAATTTTAACCGCAATTGCCGAACAGAAAATCCCTAAAACGGACGATTTTTCGGAAGACAATATTAAAAAACACCCTTTATTTTTGCAGTTGGAAAACGCGCAAAAAGCGGAATTAGAGGCGCTGAAAGAAACGTACCAAAACGAACTTATCGAACGCGAAAAAGCCGAAAAGGCGAAGAGCACGTTTGGCGAGGTTTCGGGTTTGGTGCTAAATTTTTTCGACGAACTAAAGCCGGTATTATCCACCGACGCTACGAAAGCTACAAACCAGCGAAACCGCTTTTTACACAACCTAAACGGCTACGAATTTGAAGCTGTCGAAGGTGTAAAAGACGATTTTGTTATTTTAGGTAAAGACGGTAAAAGGCTGGAAACGGTCCATGGAAACCGTGTTACGCTTAAAGATTTTACGCGGCAACGTGCGGAGATGGAATACGATTTTGCAAAACAGGAAAACAAGCAAAATGGGGGTAACAACGGCGGTGCAGGCGGTGCACACGGTACTGTAAAAGTGCCGGCAAATATGGACGAATATAATGCTGCGATTTTGCTTGCGACCACGTCGGAGGCACGAAGCGACGTACATAACGCGTACACCGCAAGTGGCGGCGTTGTGGATTAATTCACAACAAAAAAAATAATTTTATGGCTATTGTAGCAGGAACTTTTACGGCGTCAGCAC